TTTCGTCTATACTTTGGACACCATACTACATGGTATTTACAGGAATAGACGACATTGTTGTTTGATTTATATGTTGTGTTCATATTTGTATTATACTATAGTTTATTAGTTGATACAATTACTATTTTGTCCATCTTCAATTACTTGCATAAATTCGATGGACGCGTCTTATATCCCCATAGCTGAAGCAAAGGGTTTTACGACGCATTGGATAAAACTCCCTTTATACCACTTTTATTGTTCTTGTTTAATGTTGTGGGATTTTTTATGTTTTCTACAATTTCGTCAAAAGTCCATCCATGATTAAGCCTTTTTCTTATATATTCACGATGAACGCCAAAGAAATGTTCCCATTCACCTACGGTTTTTGTATCTCCTTGGTATTTAATTTTCCAACTGCTTTGTTTGTTGTTGTTTTGCCATTCTAATGGCACCCACCGACAATTATCAGGAGAATACCCTTTATTAACATCTATCCTGTCTATTGTAAGTTCTTTTTCGTACCCGCTTGTGTAAGCCCATAATAAAAAAGGTTTGAATTCTTTCCATTCATCACATACTGTTATTCCTCTATCAAAATACGCCACTTTGTTATGAGGCTGTGCCTTTTCAGATGTTCTTATTTTCATGCCTGCCCATATTTTGTATAATCGAGTTTCTGCCATTCCGTGAGAATATCTGTAGGATTTCCCTGAAAGTGGTTTTTCTTTTTTACCATTTTTAATACAAAATTCTTCAAAAGTCATTGTGCTTTCTCCTTTCAACTGCATTTATCTACATTCAATTATATCATTATTTTATTTTAATTGCAAGTAGTTGAAAGTTATGATAAACTTTAGTATGAAAGGAGTTGAATAAAATGTCAAATAACAGAGGTTTAAAAAACCGTGTAGCAATATCAAATGCTATTGATCGTGAAATTTATGAAAAATTAAAATCGTATTCTGATGATACTGGAATACCTATCAGCAAAATACTCGATAAAGCAATTTCATTGTATCTCGATTCTGTTAAAGATAAGGCTTGATTTCTTTTAATTTTTCCCAGTCTATAGAGAATACCTGCCCTTGCCACACTTCATGGCTTGGGCGGCTTCCTATATGCGCCGATGTCAGCACTAAGCCATATCCCATTTCTTTCATTCTTGCCAACTGAATATCAGCGCACGCCTGTGCCACACCAGTTCTGACAGAACGTGCTACTGCTGTTTCAATCGTGTCTTTTCTGCCGGATGGATATGTGACAGTAACGCCATCTGATACAACGTTATTAACCGCCTCTTTGATGGCTTGCGTATACCCAACCGCCCCAGTCATCACATGATTATATGCAAGGTCGCATTGCTCGATATAGAGCCTCTGAGCGGCACTTGCGGTTGTTCGTGTGAAATTCTTCCACTCGCCCATAGTTGCAAGCATATTTCGCTCCATGAGTCTTATCATTGTTGGTGACTGTTCAAGCGGCACAGGACTTAATCCTGCCGCCTTATATACCTTATCATCATACTCCATTGCAGTGATTCCGGCATCTTCAAACGCTTCAAGAAGCTCCTGCTGTTCACGCTTGGTATATTTGGATAGTTCTGCCAGAATGTCCTCTAGCAGTTCACCGGATTCCTGTAGCGTTCTGATTCTCCACGCATCAGCATTGGTCAGAATATAATCCTCACCTCTGCCGATTCTTGCCATCATCCGCGACACGATCTCAGAGATGATATATTGATGCAATTCTTCTGCAATTTGTTCACTGCCCTCTGTTATCTGTCGTAAATATTCTGGGCTTAGCATAACTACTCATCTCCAAATAATGTTGGCTCGTCTGGCTGAGCTTCTTTAACCATTGCTTTCGCTTCTTCCTTAGTCATTCCTTCAAACTTCACGAAATACAGCCATGCCGGAACCTTGCCAGTAGTCACATACTGCCACCATCTTGCGCGATCGTTTTCTCTGACATAGAGAATGTCTCCGAAATCATAATTGACTTCATAGGCTCCAACAGGTGCAAGTCCGTACAGGTCGGCGTAAACGTTCAATGCGTAGATTACTTCATCCAGACATGATTCCAGTTTGTCTCGAACATCTTTAATGAACTGGACTGTCCTCTGCTGTTCTGCTTCTACTCCTGTAGCCGTCTGAATGCCGCTAGATTCGTTGAAAACAAAGTACCCGTTGGAGAATCCAATCTTGTATCCCAGCTGGCTTAAAATGGCATTTATGCCGCTTATACGGGTATCTGTGTTGAGCTGTGGATTAATTTCTTGGTAAAACTCTTTCTCGTCCTGCCCGAACACATTCTTGACAAAGTGCGGTAAGTTCATCTCATTCCGTCTGTTTTTCATACTCTGTGGTGACATGGCTGATACAGGCGTACCACTTGGCATCAGCAGTCTATCATCTGCCAGAACAATCTTTTGAGAATCAAAAATCTCTCCAGCATTTCTGCTGTATGCAATGTCCAGGTCTTTCAGCTCTTCAATAGCTTCTGCGAATATCGGCAAGCCAAGTGGCGTACTGATATCTACATTATTCGCCTGTGGTGTCCGAAGTACTCCGTATAGAGGTCCGTCCAGTTTCTCACCATTTGCCTTGAGAATCGGTGGCGTATCTGCCATGAGGTCAGCCCATTTGGTCTGTTTAAGGTCAATTCTGTCACCGATTGACTGAGGGGACTTCGACACATAAGCTCTGTTGGAAACGTAGTATGGATAAGTTGTTACGCCATCTATTGTGGTCTCAACAAACCTATGATATTCAAGCCGTGTATAGTATTTCCGTCCAACAGTATAAGAATCTTTGAATATAATTCCTTTGATCTCCTGATTATCGTAATCTACAATCATCACATCTGCCGGAGTAAATACGTCGAGGCTTTCACCGTTCGGCTTGATAAATACCGTTCCATAAGCACATTCGTATTCTACCCAGCGCCGGATCTGGAAATATACCTTGTCAATCTGCTCCTGTAGCCATGTAGCCCTTGCGGAACCGTCTATCTGAATGCCGATCGCCAGTGTTGCGAGCCGTGCTGTTTCTGAGCAGACAGATTTCGCGAAATTAATCGTTTTGATATTATTCTTATCATCTAACCATTCCGGCACGCCCCTATAGATGTTCGCACACCGGTTAATCAGTGCTTCCATCTCCGGAAACTCCGCTGCTTGGATGTTAAAATCCTCTTCGGCTTGTTTTTTGAAAATCATGTTAAACCACCTTTTTAGTGTTGTTATAAGTCCCATTATGCACTGTAACCTCTCCTGTTAAATAACGGCTCATACGCATACCTAAGCGCCGAGATTGCATGATCGTTTCCGTCAGGATAACCGCTTATTACATTTCCCTCTTTGTCCCTGTCATACTCATACTCCGTAATTTCTTTGTATGCATTCGGTGTACGCTTCGGGTCAATGACTATGGTTTTTGTTTGCAAGAATTTAAAACCATACTCAATACTTCCCGGCCCTTTAATTGCTCCTCTGGCAGGAAGTCCGGCATCCCGGAAGTCATTCACGGACTTAGGCTCCGCAGAATCGCATATCATCGTATAATCGTCATAGCCTTTTTTCTTGATCCAATCAGCGGTCTTGGAGTTGCTCCATTTATTTACATATAGCTCGTCAATTAGATATATCTTCTCTCTAGCAGAATCGTAATAAGTTCGGAGATAGCAGAAGGCATCCGGGTACCATCCATAATCTACGCCAGCGAAAATACGATCCATACGACTGATCTCTTCATCTGTAATATCTCTAATCTCCAGATATTCAAATACGTTTCCGCCGTCACCATTTGGAACACCTAAGTATTCATGCTCATAGGCTTCTGGATTGATTTCTTTCAGATGCGCTGCATCGTCAATAAACTTCTGTCCGAGCCACTCCGCCGGGGCTTCCAGATAGCTCGAATGATGAATAACTCTTTTCGGGTTAGGTATGAGCTTAATCCTGTTTACCCAGTTTGATTTTGATTTTGGTGGGTTATACGATGAAAAATCATAGGACTCGTCACCACCACGAAGCACTGACTGATTAACAGAACGTTCCTGAGCATCTCCCTTCATTTGATCTTTTTCTTCTTTCCAGAGGATTCCGATATATCCAAATTCCGGTTTAATAGACTTCAGCTTGGTTTCATCGTCCAGACCACGGAAGTATATTGTCTGTCCTGTTTTAATATACTTGATCTCAAGTGGTGACACCTTACATTCAAATTCTTCCATCAGTCCAAGTTCGTTGATAGCCCATTTCATGTTAGCGTATACAGAATCTTTCAGAGTACCGGCCACCTGTCTTGTAATGCAGGCGTGCATCTGAGGATTATTCTTGATAAGCTCAACAATTTTAAAAGCTACGAATGAAGATTTCAGACCGCCTCGGCCGCCCTCGAATACATATTCAATGTTGGGCTTAATCTGTCGGTTAATATCCACGAATGCCTTGCCGAGCACTCTGGCAGGAAGTTCATATTTGCTTTCGTCTGATTTTGATACGGCTACTAACTGTTCCCATTTGTCCACTGCCTGCATGTTCCCTTTGATAGCTTTATCGTATACAGCAGCTACAATACAGGCGTTGTTGTTCGCGTCCTCATCAGATATTCCCATCTTTGTGAGCTTCTTCTTTGCAGCAGTCGGGGCGGGGTTCTCAGCTATCATTTTTGCTAATTCAGAAAGGGTTTTCTTTTGACGACGTGCCTGGCCTGATGCAATACCGCCTTTTCTGGTCATTTCTCGAAGTTCGCTCGGAGTTCTTTCAGAATTCGGTATTAAATTTTTCTCATTTGCCATCTTATCAACATCCAATCATATCCTTTCTGAATTAAGCTATAAAATCGCATAGTAATACTTCTGAGTATATTTTATCACAGGTTAGCAGAAAAGTTGTGGTACATGTTTGAGGAATTTTATGCTAAAAAAGAGCCGGTAAATACCAGCTCTCTAATTTTATTCATTGCTTTGTAATTTCCTGATCGTCTCGCCCTGATCTCCCGGACACCCCATGAAGCACTCCGGGCAATGTTCGTAAAATGTGCATCTGATGCAGTCATGTGGACTGATTGAGCTGCAATATTGATGCAGTACTGTGAATGCTGATATGGCGAGTTGCGGGGTTATGTCTGGTGTAGGTTTGTCTGTCATGGTTTTTCACTTCCTCCCCAATCTAATTTCTGTCCACACTTATCGCAATATTTCCCTTTTGATTTCAGTTTCAACCGTCCGCCGCAGGTTGGGCAGACAATAATATTACAATTTTCATAAGCAAGGCTTGCGGTATCATCTGGTTTTGTTTTATCAATTGGCTTCCTTGGAATCTGTTTTTCCAAATCGTCCTCATCAATATCGACAGTTTCCAGATCTGCGAAATCACAACACATTGCGAATCCGTCAATCATTTTCTTTTTAACTCCAAATACCTCTATCATGTGAGAATTATTTTCCATGATTTTTATTACATCTGACTTTTTAACATATTCAGCCATTCTCCATCTCCTCCAACTTCTTCTCAGCTTCTTCGCGGGTAAGGAATATTGTCCTGCCAATATCACTTTTGAAACACATTAACTCGCCGCATTCTCTATCAATTACTTCCAGATTGTATGACCTTGTTGTTATGTCAATTTGCGTTACTGTTAATTCGATAACGGGATTTTTAGCACCCTTATTAATCCTGAACATTATATCGCCAACCTTGCACGGCAATCTCGCAAGCAAGCCCTGTTCTTCTAAGTCTTCGTAATCACAGAGTTTTCGTGCTGCCGAAATATAATCGTGCTGTTTAACCCAGACATCTGATTCTCCGTCTGGTGTAATATCATATCTTTCTGTTAATCTCTCCATCTACTTCACCTCTTGAATCTCATCAATACACTGGTTCCGGCCCATTCGCCGTTATCAATCCGCTTTGCCTTGAAAAGAATTTCTCTCATTCAATCCACCCTCCTTCACAATTTTGATTAAATCATCAATAAGTGCATCAGAACAATCTTCACTACATATTGTTTTTTCATCATCATTGTATTTGCATAATTTACAATCAAAATTTGCTCTTCTGTGTTCAATCTGCTCCACAACCTTGTCCACATTAAAAGCTGTAAACTGCCTGTTGACACAATCAATAAACTCTTTCTGGTCAGAACTAATGCTATTTCCAATATCCCATATTTTAATATATTCAATTAAGTCGTCCGCATCAATTAGTCTGCTCATATTTTATTCCTCCCACACTCCCAATAACCGCATTCTCTCATACAGTACAGCGACGGTCTTGCGCCTGTATCCGTAGAAGTCTTTCGGATTCATCGGGATATATCTTTCTTTGCTGATTTTCCTATAGCTTTTCCGGTGTAGGATATTTTCAATAACCATATCCGCTATCACCGTGTTCTTCGGGCAAGCTGACAAGGCGGCGCTGGTAAGCAGGTATCCGTACTTTGCCGGGAAGTCTTTCAGCATCGTATTCAGTTTTTCAATATCCTCTGCCGGAATACCGTAGTCTTTCAGTTTTTTATTCCTTGTCAGCATACCGTTCTCCTTTCTATTCGTCTGGGTGGTGCTTGTCGTACATGATCGCCACACATACAAGACCAGCCACTCCGAATATGGTTCCAAGAGTAAATCCTAATGCGAATGTAATCATGCTCCGCCCTCCTTAACATAATATTCGCAATCTTCTGCATATTCGTAGCTATCCATTATATCACACCGGTTATCGCAACCGCCTTGCTTATCGCAGCAGATGCAGCACTGTGTTTCACCGTCCGGACATTCTAATTTACATTTTCCCATTTAGTCCTCCTGTTCCACTGCTCTATCGCTTCTTTCTCCGTTTTTCTCCAACGTTCCACCATTCCGTCACATTCTGTGCAAGCTACAAGATATTCTTTACTTGAATCACTGTATTCGTTGATTAACACTTCTGCTTTTCCTCCGCAAAACGGACAAGGTTTTAATGGTTTTAATTTATCCATTTTCCATCCTCACTTTCCCCATGTAAGCAACTGACACGCTATTGTGCAGTTGGTACATGATTTTATACTCCCATCTTCTTAACCAGATTCTTATTCATCTCATCAAATATTACATCTGTGTTCTCCTCAATGTCCTGCATCATGCTCAGGACGCTCATTTCGCCCCTATTTGCCATTTTAACGTACTCGTTAGCAGTCTGCATGACTGTGAGTAAACGTTTCGTAGAAAAGCCATATAAACGTCTCAGGGCCATCATGGTCGTAACGACATTAATCGTATCAGCCCAATCTTCTCCATCGTTGAATCCATTCTCGTAAGCTTCTTTCTCCATGCTTTTGATCTGGCTATGGCAGTTCTGCATAGCTCGTCCAAACGCCTGAGCTGCCTGGTTGGACTGAGCTAGAGGAAACCTCTGCTTTCGTGGCTTTGCTTTAAGTTTACTACTCACGCTTCACGCACCTCCTAATTTGCCCTGTAACGGCTTCAAACTGCTTAAGTAATGAGCCATCATCATTCCGGTTCAAAGTCCGATCATAAGCCGGAGAGACGTCCCACAAGTCATTTACAAGAACGCCACGTGCCACGCTGTTGAGTAGTGCACTCCGATGTGCTCCCGTGATGCTTATGATCTCATCAAGAGTAAACTCTCCGACATATTCAGCGCCTTTGAACAGCTCATACAGTTTCATGTTTTTTCCTCCTTGCCACGAACTCATATCCTGTTAACCGGAACGCTCTCGGTGTCTTCGGGTGGTCCGTTTCAATCAGTCCATCTGTCCGCAGCATGTCCATGTGGCGAAGTACCGTGGCATTTGACACACCGACGCCGTCAGCAATCTCTTTATAAGACGGTGCGTACTGATGTTCTTTGATATATCGGCAGATGTACAGATATATGTCTTTGTGGATCTGCTGACCTTCTTTATACTTCTGTTTGTACATTCTTCTCACGCTCCTCTTTCATCTTCTGCGCTCTTCTAAACATTTTTTCGAGATAATCCGCATAAGCCAATAGCATATGGTCTACAAACCCGTTTTTTCGATATTTTTCTGACATGATATGAATCTGCTCTGTCACCTGCTGCCAGTATTCATCATTTTCTTCGATTCCGGCAGTCTGGAGGACCAGTGCCGGAAAGTCGATCTGTAAAAACTTTATAGTGTTCGGTATCTGCTCATGTGTCACCCTCATACTTATACACCTTCTTCTACCTCAAAACTCTGTTCAAGAAGTCGCTCGTTATCCTTACTAAACGCCTTAATATAGCTTTGTTTTATCGGTCTGATAAAATGTATACCATTAGCGGATTTTGCCCGGGAAACAGCCACATAGAACTGCCCAGGATCCCAACAGCAAGGATCAATGTTGATTTTCTCGAATGTCTGTCCCTGTGATTTATGAATACTGATCGCCCAGGCAAGTTTCACTGGGAACTGAGAGAAAGAACCTACTTTTTTGCGGACAATCTTCTCTTTTACGATTTTCTGACCGTCTTTTTCCTGTTCAGATTCCTCAATAACCTGTTTCTCAATGTCTTTGCTGTATCTGTACAAGCTAACTGTTTTGCCCTTATCAGTCTTGATAACCAGATAAGATTCTTCAAATTCTCCGTTTTCCACAATTTTCTGAATGATGCCAATCGTTCCATTAACGTAGTTTCCAGACAGATCATTGACTGTAATCATCACTTTTGCACCGATGTTAAGAATTAAGTCCTCTCTGGCAAATGCAATGTTCTTAATATCGGCAGATGTTAGCTCGCCGTCAACTGCTGCATGAAACACTTTTTCGGTCTTTTTATCCAACTTGCCAAGGAAAGTATTGTTAATTCTGTCAGCTTCTGCATTAGTGCCAACCAAGAACGGTGCTTCCGGTATAACCTTGTCTGATTCGTTGTTCTCCAGATATGCAATGGATTTTCTAATATTGTTGCCATATTTAATATCATTCAGTACATACTTGAATCCCTCATCATTCTGTCTGCATACCTCATCAAGTTTGATATATTCAAATCCCATTTCTTTCCAGTATTCAGACATGAAAGCATATCCGTGTTCGTACTTTCCACCCTTTCCATAATCAGATCCATACATCCGGCAGAGAATTTTGCGATCATCTGTCGTGATAACTGGTGGAAGCTGGTAGAAATCCCCAATTACGATCAGCTGAACGTCTTCTTTATCCTCTCCGCTCAAAAGTCTGTCAACTGCTCTCTCTTCATTTTCTGTGATGATCGTTTTCGCAATCATATTAAACAGGTCGAACCGGCACATGCTGATCTCGTCAATAATAAGTATATCCGCTTCCATCAACAGTTCAGCTCTGGATTTCACTTTTTTCTTGTAATCCTCAAACTTGATTGAGATATTCAATGCACGATGTACGGTAGTCGCTCCGTATCCGATATTGTCTGCAGCTATTCCAGTAGTGGCAGATACCAGAACACTTTTGCCAGCTTTTTCCGCCTCATCGATGAACGTTTGGATAACCGTTGTTTTACCTGTTCCCGCATCTCCTGTCAGAAAAACATTGCTACCAGACAACATTGTGTCCAATGCATATCTCTGCTTTTTATTGAGATCGTCTTTTTTCATTTTGTAACCACTCCTTGTAATAATTATGTCAACTAAATATTTTTGCAATATTCAATTAATTTTGTTATAATAAATCTAATTGTATATACTTTTTAATTTTGTAACCCGTGTGTAACCAACTTTTTTAACCCATTGGTTACGCCACAAACCCTTATTTTATGCGGGTTTCAGAGATGTGTAACCGTGTAACCAATGTAACCAAGGTTTTCATATAGGAGAATCACTAGAGTATATGTTTTTTATACACTCTCAAACTTTCTCCTATAGGACGTTTTTTTTCGTGTTACAACGGTTACATGGTTACAAATTATGAAAACGGAACATTTGTTTCGGCATCAGTTGGCAGAAAACCAGTTTCAATAACATTATTTTCTTGCTCATTTTCGAGACTTTTTATATCAACGATTTTTACTGCAATAAGCCTCATCACACTTCCCCCGTCTCTTTTTAATACCGTATCTCTCTTTCCTGTATGTTTGATTAATTCTCGATTAATCGCCCAAGCCGAGAAAGCTTTTCTTGAGAATCCATTGTTCTTCAAAAGGTTTTCAAGAGGCTTCGGATAAAAATATACATATACGTCTCCATACTCATCTGGCGTTTCCCTAAATCCCCACTGATCACAGCTGAATTGCGCATCAAAGTGTTGCCCGTACACAGAAAGACTTTCGATGATAAATTCATAGCATCTCTGTCCTTCCGATACGTCTTTCTTGCGTGTAGGTATGTCCACAACATCCTCGACTGTCAGCTCACGTCCATCCTTAAATATGAAATCTGTAGCTAATTTGTCAGCCAGCAGAAGTGTAGATATAGCCATGACCTGTTTTGCTGGAAAGTCATATCCGTCAAAACCTTTCTCAATTTCGGCTTTCATTTCTTTCAGATCGTCCGATGTGAACTGTTTCAAATTTCCAACAAATACTCTTCCAGCAAAGCCGTAGTTCTTCGTGACAACGCTGTTGATCTCTGCCGGATTCTCGTAAATATCCTCGCAACACTCAATCTCAATAATTCTGTTGATAGCTCCGCCGGAGTCTGCAAATTCCGAAATAGGATTCTCACCGTTGCAAATAGTCACATTACTCCATGTATTTTCCTTAGCTGCTCCGAGGTCCTTATTTGACCTTCCTTTCCCTTTGCCGGAACAGAGATTATAGATCAATGTTTCGTAGTTGTCCCGAATATACTGAGAAGCGTTCTTCGAGTCATCGAGGATCATTGGAAAATTATTAAGCATATCTGCTCTAGTCTCTAATGATGTATCTGTTGATCGAAAGTTTCCAACGTAAGCTCCCGGCGCAGGATTTCCCCAAACTGATGCCGCTATATTGATCGTTACTGTCTTTCCACCACCTGTCTGTCCGTAGAAATCTACGATGAACGGTAATACATCAAGCGGCTGTACAAGCACACTTGCAAAAGATGCCGCCAGTGCTATTCGTGGCTCTAATCGTCCGCACGACCGCAGCTGTTTAGCCAGAGTCACCCACTTGAAGTAATCTCCACTTTCCTGTATACTCTGGAATAGTGTTTTAAAGCGGTATTCACCGTCAAAAACGATCGAAAGGTCGTAAGGTACAAACACATTGCCATGCCATCCTAACTTGCTTGTAGAGTGCTGTATGTCGATCATATCGGCATTGTACATTTCAACATCTGCCAGATACTTTACAAGGAGCCTTGCGTTCTCTGAATTAACCTGTACGCCGAACCTTGCAAGATTAGTTATCGCTCTAGAGGTCACAATGTCAATTTTTGGAACAGTTATTTCCGTCCAATATCCATCCCTTTTAAAAGCCACTGTGATCTGTTCTTCACCTGTTTCAATGTTTTTCAGTCGGCGTATCGGCATGATCGGGTGGTGACATACAAGTTCTCTCGCCTTAGATGTTTCAGAAGAAAATATTCCATTCTCTGTAGCTATCCAGCTGCCACAAGCCATATTAGGATATTCCTTATCAACAGAATCAGGATAAAAGTTTGTGATGTTTTCAACCAGCTGCATGGAACGATTTGCTTTTTCTTCTTTTTCCTTTTCCTGCTCTGCTTTCTGGAATTCCTTTATGAACTCTTCTGCTATATGCTTCGCTTTCACACTTTTTGCCCGGTCCATCAGCTTGAATTTGATTTCCGAACGGTCGATTTTACTTTTTACTGAAAAAAGCTCTTCATACAGCTGCTTTTCCATAAAGTCTTGCGCTTGTAAATTTTCAATATTTTCAAGAATGCTTCTCACCTCCTGCCTTAGCTGACAATATTTCATATCTGCTTCTTTCTTTTTCAAGGTTGAACTGGCACATATACCACTCTTCTGAATCAGGAGGGAACGTTTTTAGTGCTGTTTCGTACATAAGTATGTTCTTTTCTACCTGTTCAAGCTCGTTTGGGACCTGAGCAGGATTGCATTTTTTTGCTTTGATATCCCGCATTTCATGTCTGATCTGGTTACGACTTTTACCTTTTTTTGATATATAAGTGCCGCCCAGCTCAATAAACGCAGTACTAAAAGGGACGGATTCGTATTGCATCACGAAATCAAACACATCGCCACCGGTTCCGCAGCCGAAGCAGTAAAAGGAATCATCGTAGATTTTACAGGATGCTGACTTTTCCTTGTGAAAAGGGCAACATATAAAACCGGCTCTATTTGGCTTAAGCCCATATCTAGAAAGAATCTCAGGCATTTTCACTGATTGCTTGATTTCATCTTTTGTCATGACAACAACTCCATAATTCGCCGTCCAGTCTCTTCTTTTGTACAGAATTCAAATTGAACACCGTATTTATCTCTGATTGTGCAGAGAGATTTATATAACTGGCAGCCATCAACAGCCTTATCAGAAATTACAGTCTTTACTCTCTTACCGTTTATCGTCCTCCAGATAACTTTATGTTTTCGGGGATTCTCCCAGAAATATACATCACCAACTGATTTAATATCTGGACCATGCTCGCATAGGATAATTAACTGTATACCTGCTTCACGTGCCCTAATCAGCTCCGCTTTGAATCTTTCATGCTGCTGGCAGACATTATTTACAAGCTCTTGTAAATCCTTTTTGCGGTCAATACAGAGCTTTGCATTGTCCAAAGACTGATAATCTCCACAGTATAACTTCGATCGAAAATACTGTACTCCAAGTCCGTCAAACTGATTCTGAATCCGTTCCCATTCTGATTTATGTTCCCTTGTGTCCACTTGTATAACCATTAAAACCACATCCTTTTAATTGAATGGAAGCTCTTCCTGTACACTATCTGGAATACTCATAAAATCAGTTCCTGCTGGACTCGCCCCCATAATAGCTTCTTCTTTTAGATGATCGTCATACGCTTTTGTGGTACGCTCTTCTGGGATATCTGCATCCTTAATTCCTTCAATGCTGCGGAACCATGCAAGTTTGTGACGCTTTACTTCCTTGTTGTCGTACCAGTCTTTCTCTAGACGGAAGATGCCGCCGATCAACTTGCCTTTGAACTGCTGCCCGAAGTTATCGCCCCACTTAACGGCAAATCCCGGATTTGACTTTTCTACGCATGTGATAAATGTTTTAAGGTTACGGACACCATAATCTATACTCTCGTCAATGACCATATAGTTAGTGCCTGCATTCGGGTATTTCTTGTCTGGACGAGTATCGTTCTCAAACTGCTTCATAAAGTAACCTGCCTGCTCGTCACCGTCGGCAAAATCAAACAAGATAACGAGCATATCAAGTCCACCCTGGGATTTTTTCTCTGATACCTGCTTAATTACCATCTTGTGACCACCAAGTTTAATTTTTTCATAATCGCCAGCGGCACTTGTTGAATCATAATTTTGAGGTTTGTTCATTTTATTTACTCCTTATATTTGAATACATATTTTCTTGGTTTCTTTGTTTTGCCATTTAATATAAGCTTTATGGTGCTTTTTGCTATATTAGTGTTTTTTGCGGCTTGTATGATATTTTTGTGAAGTGCAATGAAATTTCCATCTAAATCATATTGAATAACAGGTTTTTCATATCCATTACGACATGACTTTCCCATATTATTTTTTGATATTCTTTCTTTTACTGTTCCATAGTTCATGTTGTATTTATGAGAACACCATTCGAGATTATCAACGCAATTATTACTCGGATTTTCGTCTTTATGATTAACTTCTGGAAGATTCTGCGGATTTGGTAAGAAAGCTGTTGCAACAAGTCTATGTATTTTAAAATGTTTTCTTTTCCCATTACATAAAACTTTTACACTTTCATAACCTAATGAGTTAAATTCTGTATACATAATATTTCCTCTGTATTTAACTCTCCCAAGATTGCTTACTTCATGATTTTTATCAATACATGGTTTCCAGATTTCTTCTATGATTCTTCTTCCTTTCCTAATCCATAATAATCTCTGATAACCTTATCCACCTCTGCAAGGTCGTTATCAATAGTTAAACTGTCAAACATCCCGATTGGGGACTTGCTTACTGCTCCCTGGCTGGACTGAGTGACAAATAAGTGTTTTCCACTCTCTTCGATGCATCGAAGAACGATGGTAAACATGCCCTCGATGCAAACTTTTTCGTCCAGAAGTTTTCCGATGGTCTTAGGCTTTACTTCTCCAGAATCATCCTTTTCTTCATGCATCATAAGGTAAACAATTTTATTCTGCGGTACTTTTGTTACAATGAACTGAATAAGATTCCAGAAGTAGTCTCCGATATCATTGTACAGAGCGAACACTGCATTACCTTTTCCAGCAGAAGCGTGCCCCTTCATGAAATGATTCGTGATAAGATATCCTGCATCATCAATCACAATTGACTCCGCTTTTGATGCGATCAGGCACTTCATTACCTGCTGGTAATCATCTGTAAACCATCCGTCAATCTTTCCTTTAAATGGAAGTGGTTTATTCAATACTCTGATAAGATTCCAGCGTTCATTCTGGCAGTTTCTAAGACTGGTGCTCTTGCCAGAACCAGATTTTCCGATAATTAATACTGGTGTTGCCATTACTATTCCTCCTTGTCATAAACCACATGCTTGCTGCCCTCAACAATCAGCAAACTCGCGATATCCTTCATAGAAATGGTTGATTCGTTATAGATTTCAACCAGTGCGTTGTATGCTTCTGGCGAAACTTTCACGACCGGGTTGTCCTTATCAGTTGCTGGCTGTTTCTTTCTTGCCGGAATACGGATTTCAAATTCGCTCACTGGTACTTTTCCTCCTTATATGATTTCTGAGCCGTTAAAAGCCCATTCAGAGCTTGTACGTAGCTCGCTAATGTTCTTGCCTTGTATGAACTCTCGATGTAGTTATCAGCTACAAGGGAAAGCTGCTCGTCTATCAGAGCAAGGATTTCATCAATTCTCTCCTGCATCTTTTCTCACCTCGCTAAAGAAACAGTAAACATTGTCAGATCCATCTCCTCTCGCCGGATTCTGCTCGCCGCTTGGAAAGATTCCACCAGCGCAATGATACTCAAGATGATTCAGATACATGTCCGGGTTCTCCCAGTCAAGAATGTACGCTTTCCGTCTGTTCAATTCCGACAGAAGCTCGTTCACTGTTGTTGTCAGTTCCATTGTCGGCAGAAGTTTCAGCTCTGTCTGATTCAGCATTTAACGGGCACCTCCCATCTATCAGAAGTTCCAGCAAGAAAGCTTTGATTTTATTGAGACTTTCACGACTTTCTTTTTCGTAAAACGGATTAAAAGATACATTCTGATACAAATCCCATTTAAATTTGCCTTCGGGAAGGTTAACATCTTTCTTCCTTCTAAGTCCACATACGCTCATGCCATAAATTGAATAATTGAACGAGGCGTTTGCTGTCGGAACTTCGCTTGCAACTCTTTTACAGAGTTCGTAAATTTCGTCAATCTCTTTCTCAAACATTCCCATTCCCCTTTCTCTCTGGCGTATCAATATCCCAGAGAATTCCATATACAATCATCGTATTCATCACCGCCGCAAAAAGCTGTCTGCCCGATCCGCCCCATTGCCAGAACGGAAGGAACGTGGAAAAGCTCCCGATCAGTGCGGCACAGATGATATTTTTTAGATTATTCACTGATACCTCCCAGAATCCACGCAAGGTTGCTCGCCACCAGTGCGGCTACTGTCACAACCCATGCCGTGAACCATCTTTTTGACTTTTTCTTACTTTCTTCGACAATTTCAGTCGCAAGTGCTACTTCGATGTCAGCCCATGTTGGCTGATTTTCACTTTTAATTTCACTCATATCGTGCTAATTTCTCCTTATTTTTTCTTATTTGTCTTTACAATTAGCAGATAGAGAACTATAATGTATCTATCCACTAAGGTACTTTAGTGGGTGCAAAGCTCCGGGGTGGAGGTGCTAGCTCCCTCCGGGGCACTCACTTATTAAGAGCAGCTTTGCCTTTCCAGACATGGCCAGTTACTTCATAGACTTTCCTAGGGCTTATGATGTATGTGATTCGGCCACCGGAAAGGCTTTTTGCTGGCTTGTTATTCTGTATAGCCACGCCAATCGGCAACCATCCGTATACAATTCCTGCTCGGATTGATGTTACAGGAAGTCCGATCAGCTTGCTTGCATCAGATACGCTCATACTCTCTGATGAGAACTCTGGCATTTGTGGAATGCCTGATATGATTCTCGCAACCTCTGCGGCGAACTGATGAACTTCTGCATTTTCTTTGATGTAAGTATCAACTTCGCTCATTTTATGCTCCTTTCTTGTGATATACTCTCCTGTAAAGGAGGTGCTCATTTGATAACAAGATATCAATATAAAATATTGAAAAAAGCTTTAAGAAATTGTGGATTTACTCCTGGTAATCAGCGTGAAGCAGATGCTTGCAGATACCTTTTCGGTAAAAAGTGCTTTATGCGTTCAAGGTCGCAAGATCACGCATATGAAATCACGCAAGCGGGTGAAGTCGCCATGAAAGCATATTTTCAAGATATATCCAGATTTTGGATAACAACTGTTCTGTCAGTCATTGCGCTGATTACCGGCCTTTTCTCAATTTCTATACAATCAGAGCCACTATTGCAATTATTAGAGCAATTATTGAAATAACTGCTAAAACGTGTGTGTCGGTAGATAGCGAATCTACATAATGTGTATACATTTGTAATAATTCCTTTACCGAAAATTCAACATCTACCTGCTCACATGGCTCTTTTTCAAAGATACAGTCCATATCTACTGTCCCGCCAAACGGAATAGGCTCATCTGGAGGAACAATCCTTCTTTCCGGCATCTTTAAATCACCTTTTTCACCTGTTAGAACTGCTTTCTTAATTTTGTTTGTCTGGTCTTGTAAATCCCAGATACGATTCCACAGGTCAGAAATTGTTTTGTCGATTTCTTTCTTCTTGCGCTTCACTGTTTTCACCTCCATGTTAAGAACTTTCTTTCTGTGCCTTGCCGGAATCATCTGTCTTATTCTCGGAAAAACTTTCCGTCTTACCAAGAATGTATCCCTTGTCAAATTCTGACATATTAGGAATCGCATCTTTCAGCTTTTCAACGATTCTTTTTTCTTTTTCAGACATGCGCTCACTCCTTTCTTGTGGTATACTCCCAGTAGATGGGAGGCGATTAAAATAAATCAAATTATTTCAATTTTAAAATCGGCTAAAGAAATCATTACGTTTGAAAATGTTTCCTTTACGCTTGGGTTAATAGGGTCTGCTGGAACTGTATGGAACTTATTCCAATCTCGAAAAAAAAATAGAGTTTATTCCTATTGGTTTCAAGTTGAAAGATAATAATGAGTTGATTGTTCATTTTGAAATCATCAATCATTCCAGAATTGCCATATCAATCGTAAATATTTCTTACGTGTATAGCGGAACCCATTATTCATGTTTAAAAGGGCGTGCTATTGGCGAATCAATTTATCACGAAAGAATGCAACTAAAGAACCTAACAGACTTCTATACACAACCTTTTCCGCTACAATTGGTTGGACTTGGCGGTACTTCGGAATATATTCGATTTGAACTTCCGAAAGAAATTCATCCAGATTTCTCCAAACCTCAGACTTTTCAAGTGTCTGCCAATCGTGGAAGGGCAACTGAAATGAAACTTCTGCTAACTGATCCGGATTCATCCAGTTTACATAAATTTCATATTCGGACTTCAATTCGTTCTCTCTTTCAAAAGTGGTTTCCAAACAACTACCATTGAAAGTTTGAGATATCACTTTTCCACTTCCGAGCGGACTGTATTTCATGTTCTCACCTCCTTTGTTTACCTTGTAAACACAGTATAGTCCCTCAGACAACATTTGTCAATACATTTTTGTTGACTTTGTAAACATTTTATGATATTATATTTTCAGAAAGGAGGAATTAAATTGAAAGACAGGTTTAAAAAGTTACGAAAAGAATTAAACGTAACTCAGCAAGAATTTGCAGACAAACTAAAGATAAGCAGGAATTTTGTAGCGCAAATTGAAATGGGAAGCAAAGTTCCGTCAGATCGGACTATTGATGATGTTTGCAGAGAATTTAACGTAAACGAAGAATGGCTAAGAAATGGAACTGGAGAACCGTTTCAACCAGAGAACAAAAACGATGAAATTTCTAAGTTGTTCGGAAATGTTCTGAAGTCTAGTGATGATGATTTTAAATACCGTCTCATAAATGCTCTAGAAAAACTGGATGATTCCGGATGGGATAACTTGGAAAAACTCCTAGACACGACTTACGAAAAGAAATAAGAAAATAGCCAAGGGCAATGCGCAAACCCTTGGCTTTTCTTTTTAACCGATTAATGTTTTTATAAAAATGTATATTGACCTCAGCCAACATCTGTTTTCTATCTTTTGTATCATTTCAACAATTTCCTTCTTGTAATCCATTTTCCGTCCCTCCCAATATCGCACAATAAGAACATTTGTTCTCTTTTTATTTCATTATACCCTCTTTTCAGCGATATAGAACGGACTAATCATACTTCTCGCCCTCTGCTTAAAAAGTGTGCCCTCCCTTTGCCTTGAACGATTAAAAAAGAAATGGCATTTGCATTCCGCAGAAGTATTATTGCTTTTATTTACAACAAATGGTTGATGCTCTGCCTCGGATACAACTGCTTGTGTATAATTATGTATTATGTGTTGATTATTGGCACTTGCCTTAATAATCACTTCGGAATCTGTTGGATCAATACTCTCGCATAGCGGCGCATGCACAGAAAATGTGAGCATTATTCCGAACAGAAAAAATATAACCAGCTTTTTTATTCCTTTCATAAAATCCCTCCAAAATTAGTTTATATTATACTCTAATTTTAATGAAAATCTTCAAGAATCCTTTGTTTATGCGGGTTTCAGGACTTCGTTTGTGACTAATTTGTGACTAACCGTGTAAATCTATATCTGTTCACAACATCGTAATTTGACGTAAAAAAAAGAGAGTCGGGTTTTTAGGCCCAACTCTTTTCTGACTGTCCGCTCGTGCCGCTGCTAACAGCCCCCGAATTGGGACATACAGCTCTTCCGTTCATGCACGGTGGAATCAGTCTGCACTCTTCACTTGTGCGTAGCCACACAGGATATTATACATCATAAGTTCAACCCCTGTGCGACTATTGGTAGTATAACTTGTTCTGAAGAAAAAATCAATCAGAACATAAATTTGGTTAAAAGAAAAAAGCCCCAAGGATTAACTCCAAGGGGCTTAAATCTCATACCTTTTTGATATATTTTGCGGAAACGAATCCAAAGTACTTTCCAGCAATGCGGATGTAGTACCAAGAGTTACCGTCACTTGCTTTCTGAGTGAAGTTCATAACATCGACCTTGTTTCCTTTGCTTAACGTTGGGTACTTTTTGATGTTCGGATATTCTGCTCCAGCCCATGTGCGGACGTTCAGACTAGAAGCTGTGACCTGTCCAGTGTACAACCTCTGGTTCTTGTCTTGCTTTTTGGCGATTGTTGTTGCAGTTGCAGCCACATTTTTTTCCCCATCAACAGCAAGGTACTTCGTAGCAACCCAGCCGATTCCGATTCCAGCGACCTTGATCTTAGTCCATGCACCGGACTTTTCTCCATTGATTTCAACGCGGTTTCCTTTGTTGATTTTTCCGAGAATATATCCGTTCGGGCTTTCACGGACATATAGATCGTCTGCTGTGGAAGTAGCTGTGCCAGTCGCTTTCCAAGTCGCAGTCTGTCCCTCACTTCCCCAATCAATCCAAACATATCCGTCGATTGCAGAATCGTTGATAGCGTAGGATTTGTTGCGTACAGCTCCGCCATTTGCAACCACACCGGCAGCACTGGAAGTGTTTCCCTCGTTAGTGTATACGATACTACCATTGAAGCTGCGGACAGAGCCAACATGGGAACCGTTGCGGAAGATTACCAGTGCCCCGACTTTTGGTGATTTATGCCATGTTCCATTGCTCTTGGCGTGATTTGTGATGCTCTTGCAGTTATAGAATCCACCGCCCATAATCTGCAATGCTCTTGTGATTCCCAGAACATTCGCCAGCTTCCAGAACTGGTACTCTGCACACCATGGCTGAGCCTGGCAACCCGGCTGCCCCCAGGAATTTACATCACGAGCAAATCTGGTGTAATTGTTGTATCCGGCATTTTTCTTAAAATCATCCAGATAGGCATTGCTTTTCTTTTCCAGGTATCCACCATTTGAAGCATAATAATCACCAAGTTCAAGAAATTCCTGTAATTTTGTCTTTGACATTGTTGTTTCTCCTTTCTGTGTTGCTCCCCTATAGTCCTTGTAGAACACATCCATGTCAACGTTGCCACTGATACCGGATACTTTTCCCTTACTGGAATATTGCCAACCTACACCGACCGATGGCTTCAGCCGTGTCTGGACAGTGCCATTATCATTCGCCGGATATCGTGCAATCCAACACTCATACTTCCTGAGTGCATCAGTCAAAACGTTATTATACCAGTCCATGTTGCAGTAGATACCGACCTTATAACCAGCTTTTTTCATCCTTGTCAGAAATGCGACTGCAATGTTTTCGACTGCCTGTTTGCCGAGTTTTAGCTGATTAAACCACTCAAGGTCATAGAACACAGGGAAATCCAGTCCACGTCCGTTCAGTGCGGCAATCACATCTTCTGCCTCGTCAATCGCCTGCACCGGTGTCAGAGCGTATGAATATTTGTACCCGCCGATAAGGATTCCATTGCTCTTGCATCCCTTGTAGTTGTACTCGAATGAGCCGTCAACGCCGGACCTCTGGTGTACTCTCAATATTGCGAATTTGATACCGGATTTAGCCACTTTTGCCCAGTCTGGTTTCCCCTGATTGGATGATACGTCAATTCCTTTAATTTCCAATTTATCAGCTCCTTTTTATGAAATTTTCAAAGTTTCTTAATGAACTAAATGGGAAGAGGAAAATTAACTCCAAGTAGAAATTTTTCTCCATACACCATTTTCATAATGAGCCGCAGCTAAAGTCTTATTATCATTTCTTATTCCTATAAAATTTGCAATTCCGTTGGCACATATTAAAACGCCCCATGCCCATCCTCCGAAAAGTCCGCCGATGGTTCCCCAGACAAAATATGCCGTAGGCGAACTTGTTTTATTTAAAAAATTATCAATGTTATCAGAGAGTTCGAGTAAGCTTCTAGAAGTTTTGTTACTATTTAATTCATTAAGTGCTCCAACCACCGTCTTGTTGTTCGTCTGCAAGTTGCTGATGATCGCATTGGTCAGTTTCTCAACAATCCAGTTCCAGATTCCGCTGAACGGCGAAAACTTGTTTGCCTTCGATGTTGCGTCGTAAATCATCAGTGTGTCGTTGTCCGCCGGTGTTGCTTTCTGTGTGTACTCATTAAATTTACCCATTACTGTAATCTCCTTTCTAATTCCTTGATACGTTTCTCTTGCTCGTCAACCTTTGCGCTAAGTTCCTGTATGGCTTTAATGGCATAGTTGAGAAGATACGGACTGTTAATCTGCTTAATGTCCATCTCGCCGTTTTTGTCATATCCGCCGCCCAGAGCCAAGTTCGGGTCGATTTCTTCCAGTTCATCCGCCACGAAACCGATGTTCTGATGCCATCCGCCCATCCGCTCTTTCCAGTCAAATTGACGAACTTTCATGCGATTAACCGTTTCGAGGGCGTCTGTTTCGCTGTTTTCGATGTTTTCTTTTAAGCGGATGTCGGAAACTTGTGAGGTTGTATATAAATAGTCTGTGTTAAAGCCAGATCCACCCCATTTAGCACGGATTCCTAAACGTCTGTATGTTGCCGAATCTCCGTGCTTACTGCCTGTTCCCGAAAAAAGATAGGCCACTTGCGAATCATCTGCGCTTACGGACGCTACCGGTTGTCTTTTAACTTTGCCGGACGTTTTTGCTTGATTTTCCAAGTCGTAAAACATAAGGGTTCCATCGACAGTTGCGTTTCCGCCTATGCTCAAGCTTTTGCCAATAGTTGCACTTCCATCTGTCAAAAAATTTGCTCCAAGTTCGCATCCGTCCGTAAAAAGTGAGTTTGTATTTATTCGGACTTTGTTGTTCAGATAGCGAACAATGTAGCCTTCCCACTTTTTGCTCGTATCATCTTCCATCCAAAGTTCAATCACTTTATTTTGGACTTTCTGTGCATACAGTCCGTATTTTCCAAGCATCAGTGCATTGTAGTTGTCTGCATCTGTGTAGTCCGTATACAATCGCAATCCGGCAGTGTTAAGAGATACCATCGGGTTTCCAGTGTTCTTATTAAGTACGACATATCCGGTATATCCTAATCTCGATATCTGATTTCCGTCAGCATCGTAAATCTTCAACTGACCATTTCCGTTATTCGTGCCGCCAAGACTGATAACGCCACCTTTCATGGCATTGAATGAGATAAACAGCGTCTGGTTCCCGCTTTCATCTTTTTCGTAGTACAGCCCTTTGAACTTCCCATCGTCTGACAAGATATCGACTATCTGTTCCTGTGTCAGTGACGCCACATCAACCGCAACGGAATATGTCTGATAGTCCGTAAGCTTGGTTTTTGATTGGTCAAAATACAGCGAAACCTTGAGCATGTCATGTGCATTGAGTGACAGGCTATTGACATTAATATTCAACCGGTCAAGCGCCGCAGTCTGCGATACCGTGAGTGTTGCCCATGTAGCGCCGTTGTCGGTGGATTTTTCCAGTTTCCACCATCCTTTTTGTGACTGCGCAACTTCGCCGTTTCCGTCCCTGTAGAATGAATCTACAATGAGCGGTGCCGGTGTTATCTTTTTGTCTGCTCCCATCAACAGTACATCCGCATTACTCTGGAAGAAGTAAGTCCTTCCAGCAGTCCCCTGTTCACCCTGGTCGCCCTGGTCGCCCTCGAATTTCGCCCACGTGTATTTGCTGGGGTCGGTACTGTCAACGCCGGAAAAGTCCGTATAAGTTCCGATATATTTGTTTGGTGTCTTGCTCATCTGTGCCGCTGTCGGGTTCTGTACCGGTGCGTACTGGATATGCAGATAAGTGGTCTTTCCATCTATTCCAACGCCCGGGATTCCCTGCGGTCCGGCGTACTGTTTCGCAAGTGAGAACTGTTTCGATACGACAAGGTTATTCAGATATGCGGCTTTGATGTTCACCCATCCGCTGTCTGCGGTCAGCCCGGTAACAGTGTACGTCTTAGTTTCCTTATTCCAGCTTCCCTGTATGTTCTGGGACGCCGTAATAGTGTACGTACAGTTATCCGTGATATCCTGCGTGCCGTACATGACGGTCGCTGTCGTGGTACACTCCGGGAACTCCGTGTAGTTTCCGTCACTGTCAACCGGGATTCCCTGATAGTCGTTGTCAAGCTGCATGGTCATGTTTCTGGCCAGAGCTGCCATGTTCTCAACATCTTCAATCTTTTCATCAAGTGGCTTACCGCCGATCGTCACATAACTTCCGTCAAGGGTAACTGTTCCGGTATCCATGTCTGCTTCAAATATCACATTTCCGCTCTTGTCTCTTACGATGAGTGTTCCTGCGTTAATATAATCAGCATTAATGCCCTCCGCATAGAGCAGTCTGATTATTAATTCGCCAGTCACCGCAAAGCCGTAAGGATACGTTTTTCCACCATCAATCGACACGGCAAACGCTTCTGCTGTCAGTTTCCAGATTATGTTAGATTCTTTTATGGTCGGCTTATTGTGCATGTAGTATATAATACTGCCATCCTGCTGTGGCTCTTGTGTCATATACAGACCGCTAGAAGATTTAAGCGTTTCAGCTAGTCTCTGTATAGCCTCTTCTCTTGCGGATTTTTCTTTTTGCACCATCTGACGTGCCGCAACTATAGCTTTCGTACTATTCCCGTAAAAGTCACTGCTGCCTCTGATTGGATCATCGGCCTGTGTCTTAACTGTAGTCAGGCCGCCCACGTTACCTGATACATCTGTCAGAGGAGTAAGGTACTTATTCCCTAATCGGTCGTAAGTGTACACCATGTCTCCAAACTCGACGAGCGGGTTGTACACCAGATCTCCTTCAAGGTTTCGGAATCTTACGCCTACAATCTGTTCACCGATGATATTTGCCACTGTCTGAAGCTGATCGGTATCAATCAGCTCGTTCTCAAGTTCAAGGACGTAGCCTTCCTCTCCGTACATGCCGGAATAATCAGTATTAGCATCGTCGTTTGACTGCCCGTTCGTTACCTTGATTCCAGTTATAACTATATCGTCACTAGAAAGTGTAGGTGGGTTTCCATAGTTCTTCAATTCCGGAACATCTGCTTTTTCAAAATCCCATTTCACAAACTGGAGATTCCCGAAATAATCAATTCGCGCGTTCGCAGACTCAACCATAGCCGCATATCCGAACAGCTGGCGAAATGTCATACTGTCCGGAATGCTTCTTATTATAATATCGCCATGGTCCATGGTCAGATTCATACCTATGCCGACAGTCTTACAGGCATCTCTGACAAGGTTAATGAGCGACTGCGGCAGTTTTAATCCGCTGGTATATGTCTTATTTGCCTTATACATATCATCCAGCGCCGTAACATTGATGATATCTGAGTACTGTTCCGGCGTAGTGACCGTATAGACTCCCTTATCTATAGTTTCGATGATATCTTTTGTAGCTGCCTGTGTTGCGATGATAGGATCACCGGTACTGTCCAGAATCGGGTTATAACTTTCATCTAACAGTGCGCTTACAGATTCCGGTGCTGCATACGACGTCTGAAGCTTCAGATAAGCGTGAATCTTAGCTCCGTAAAAGTTGTAGCTCTTCCACTGTTCCTGATCGTTATTGATGCTCAGTGTTAGCGTTTTACAGATAGTAGCGCCGACCGGAAAACTGCTGCTATCTGCACAGTCGGAAAACCCGTTGTCGCCGTTCATGACATCTTTGTCAATGGTCTTTTTCGTCCCGTCAGGAAAGGTGATATCCACTACCATTCTGACTGGTTCACCAGCTTCAAGTTTTTCTCTAAATGCGTTGCTTACGTTAATCACAGTGGATTCACCCCCGTCATGTTAAATTCTAGCGATGATAGTATTTTTCTGTCATCTGATAATTCTCCGATAGCTATGTTTTGTGTCTGCCCTACGTAGAACGGAGCGTCTCTCCAAACTCCGTAATATGGCGAGAAATAATGAAGCGTAAATTTATAACCTTTTGCCACCATCTGCAAAATCTTGGTTGCCTCTGCCATCGGGAGATCGCTAGCCTTGTACGTATACTGTTCTACGGTAAACATCGGTGTAAAGTAACCTACACCGTATTGCGTCCTCTGGCTGGATTCCGTGTAAGTCGTGGCGAAGGAGAGCGCAAGGTCTTTGTCCGGCTGCCAAATTATCGTTCCGTTGATTTTATATTTTTCCATAACACTCTCCTTTCTATGCCATCTCAAACGGGTTTCTGCCGCTTGTATCTCGTCTCATCTGCGCTTCTTTCATCATCTCGTCAAACAGCGTCCTGCGGTTGATCTGAGCTGTAAATCGCCAGCTTCCACCGCCAGCCTGTCGTCCTGCTGTTTCTTCCCGGACGATCTTTCTGAGCAGAGCTTCCGGTGTCTCGATGTTGTTACCCTGCTTCTGGTCGCCTAAGACCGCAAGGAACTCGCTTCTTGGTGGAATGACTGCGCCTTTAGCCAAATACGGAACTGTCGGAACTCTTGGGAAAGTAGCTTTAAACCCGATAGTCTTTGAGCCGAATGGAGTCGGTACTTTCCATGGGCCGAAAGAGAATGCTGATTCAATCGCACTAACAACTCCGTTTACTTTGCTGATAGCGCCATTTACAACACTTATGATATTGTTCAGAACAGACCTGATAGCATCTCTCATTCCGTTAAATACATCGACTACAGTGTTTTTGGCGGATGTGAATTTATCAGCAATAGCGTTCTTGATTCTTTCAGCAAAGCCACTAACAGTAGACCATATAGCATTCCATTTCTGATGCGCGCTGGCTTTTATGTTCCCCCAAATGGTCGTCATTTTGGTAGCTAGACCTCTGAGTTTATTCCCAATATCCTCAACAAAACGCCTTGTTTTATTAGAAATCCAATTCCATACCTTTCCAGCCATTTCTTTGATTTTGTCCCAGTTTTTGTACAGTAATACACCAATCGCAATACATGCGCCGACTGCAAGAACAAAGACTCCACCTGGTCCGATAGCTGTTGCAATGGCTTTGATACCGCCCATGATGCCGCCTGTACCAGTCATTAACGAGATAAGCCCCTTTGCGGCCATAGCGATTCCAGACACGTTTTTAATGATTATCGACGCCAATCCTGCAATCTTCGCCGCTGCGAACGCCCCGATCAGGGCCGCACCGAACGCTTCAACGATCGACTGATGATCGGCGAGAAACGTAGCTACTTTTGACACCAGATTAATCACTGTCGGAAGCCCTACCTCAATGACCCATTTTAGCATCGGGAGGACAATGTTGTTGTAAATCCATTCAAGTACATTTCCAATGGATTCCAGAATTGGTGCAAATGCACTTGTCAAATTACTGATAGATTCCAACAATGGATAGAAATCCAAGTTCGCCGCCCATGTCGCCGTATCTGCGGCAATCCTCTCAATGAACTGCATAACTACCACAAGAGCATTTGCAATATTCTGGATAATCTGCGTTCCGACATTATTCTTGTTCCATGCGTCAGCAAAACCGGAAGCAATATTTCCAATAGTTTTAAGCACATTCTGAGCAATCCTCAGCATGGTTGTAAGCATTGTCGTACCTGTGCCATTTGTCCAGACTTCTACAAGGCTCCTGCCTACACTCTTAGCGAGCTTTGCGATTCCCGACAAGGCTATCTGCGCCGCACTAATGGTGTTCTTGCCCTCTTTTTTCCAAGCGTCCTGAAATGGTTTCCAGAGCTTTTTTAAGAGCTTCGCAAGCTTTTCAGCTGATTTGCTGATTTTATCCAGAGCGGTTTCACCCTCTGCTACTTTTCCATAATCAACGCTCCCGACAGCTCCGGCTAGACCACCAGGGCTTCCTCCTGATCCTGTTCCTGAGGACGGGACTTTACTTGCTGTTGACGATGTATTCTGAGTTGAATACCGATTAATCTCATCAAGTGGACTCAGATATCCGTTCGCAGCTTTAGCTGCGTCTTTTGTTGCATCGGCTACATCTTCTGTAGAATCCGCAAGCTTGCTGGCGTTGTCTGCCGCCTGTCCATAAGCGTCTGCCGTATCCTGCACGCCGCTTGCATCGCCTGTGAGACCTGCTCCACTTCCACTTGTCTGACCAGAGGATTTCTTACCGGTGATTAATTCCGTAAAGGATTTAAAAGCATTGGCTAACGTTGCCAGCTTACCGAGCAGAACATTAATTACTTTCAGAACAGGTGTAAAAATATTAATCAGTCCCTGTCCGACTGTTGCCTTGAGAGACTGTAACTGTAACTGCATAACTCTGACCTGGTTTGCCCAGCTGTCAGAAGTACGGATGAAGTCTCCAGATGCGGCTGATAACTGTTTCTGTACAAAAGCCAAGCGGAGGGCAACTTTCTCCTGTTCGGTCATTTCAGATGTAGTCTTACCATAGCCATTAGCCAGTGCATACTGGTCAAGTGCGCTTTGTGTCATAACGACCCTTTATACCCTCGGTTTCCCGATATTTATTAGGGGAGTAGACTATCTCTTCATCCAAATAGGATGCATGGCACTTCGGAATAGGGAATTTCACCTTAAACCTACTTCCTTACGGAATAGTCGTTACACTTTCATCAAAAAAGAGCCTCTTAACGAGACTCTCCGATGCTTAGCACGGTATTACCATGATTATTTAAATTTCCATTTGAATCCATATGCAGTGCGATGCCTATAAACATTGTTGCATACTTTAGATATTAGGCCTTGATCGTATCCTGTTTCTCTGCAAAGGAAGTTCATTCCTTCCCATTCTTTGATTACGTTTCCGTCTAAATCACATTGTAGAACTGCTCTTTGCTGAGTTTTTCTTAACCGTTCTACTCTCGTTCCATAAGCATTGTTTTCTTGAACAGTACACCATTCAAGATTTTCAACGCAATTATTCTGCTTGTTTTCGTCAATGTGATTAATAGAATTGCAACCGTCCGGCTTTTCAAGAAAAGCATTTGCAACCAATTTATGAATTGTAATTGTTTTCTTTTTGCCGTCTTTATGCAAAGAGACTATTGGATAACCGTAAGTATCAAGCGCAGGAGAATAAATTTTCTCTGGTACTTTTCTTGTATACCATTTTGCCTTGCATCTACGCTCAAGACTTTTTATTCTTCCCAGATTGCTTACTTGATACAGACCTTCGTAGCCGTTAATATCTTTCCAAATTTCTTCACTCATGGAAATCACCTCCTATAAATATTATATCATATAGGTGTCATAACCACAAGTTTTTTAAATAATTTTAGGCTTTTACCGTTAGCATTGCTCATAAAGCAACACACCGAAGATTTCTTCGTTCACCATGTTATTCAATACACATTGCTGTGCAAGGGAGCTAATTGTTAACCCAAGTCTTTAAGTGTTTCCGTTTCTCCTGTAAAAACTGACTTCAGTTTTATATAAGCCAAGTCTTGCGAAATGTTGTAAAATGATGCTACGTCACCAGTCAGCTGTGTCAGAGCCGTTGACATATCGTAAGCCTGCGCTTCAGAAAATCCGAACGACTTAGACATTGCTCCGAACGTACCGACATACCTTTTTGCCATTGTTTCAGATAATCCGGCTGAGGTCATGGCGTTCTTTGCAAATTCATTGACCTTGTCGGACATGGTGGTAAATGTAACATCGACCACGTTCTGAACTTCTGCGAGATCAGAGCCAAGTTCCACGCACTCTTTTCCGAACTGCGCTAATTTGCCAACTGCAAAAGCCCCACCAATCAGCAGACCGATTTTTTTTACAGCACTCCCAAGGCCGTTAAATGACTGTTTTATAGCTGATACGCCATTTCGGACACCGGTTGTATCCATTCTGGTATCAATAATGACTGAGCCATCAGCAGCCATGCGTCCACCTCCTAACTATTTGAGGTTCAACATCTCATTCAACTTATCTTTATAAGCTTGCTCTTCTTCGCTGAGACGTGTTTTTATGTCAACTGTGTTTTTGTTTTCCTGATAGAATTTCTTTTCCCATTTATCCAGGCGTTCGCCTTTTGCCTTTTTTGACCGGATCCCGACAACTGTGTTAAACAGGCATTCACCGGATTCCATGAAATATCCGAAGAATGTCCACCAGTGCATATACGGCACGGCTCTGATTTCTTTACCAGCAACCTTGTTCACCGCCGGAACGATCATATCTCCGTCTTGTTCCCAGTCCATTAACCGGGGTTTAGGGTGGTTCGGATTATTGTCAGATTGTCCACAGTCGATAAAATCCGATGCTTTCTGACAAGCTTCATCCAGACACTCAGCCGGTATACTCTGCCAGTCCTCAAACAGAATCTGTAACATAACAACTGCTTTTGCCTGCTCATCCAGCTCCGGGTCATTCATGGCTATGAGAATATCAATGATTGCTCGAAAATCTGTCCTGATAGAAAAATCCACCCCACTTATATTGAGTGAGGTGGGAAGCTCATAGGCGGTCATTTTGTATATTTCTCCACGTACTTATTGACTGCTGCCTGCATTTTCTTTTTTCTCTTTTCGATTTCCGGCGCAATTGCTTCTGCGATCTTATCCAAAACAATGTAAGCGAACACCTGACCATTACCGAAAACAGTGGTTGCTGTGATCGGTTCCTTGAACAAGTCTTTTGATGCTTCATATCCGAGCAGATAGTTGATTTTGTCTTCGATCTGTTTATTCAGTTCAGCCATTTCTTTGCCGGAAGTGACTTTCTGGATAGAATCCTTAAGCTGCTCAAAGTATTCTGTCAGCTCTTCTGCACGTGCTGCCACATTGATATCCGTCGGGTTAAGCTTGAAAGAAGAAAAAACTTCATCTTCATTGTTGGTGAATGTAAAAATGAGAATTCCATCATCAATTTTTGTATTAATTACTTTTGCCATTTGGCGTGCCCTCCTTGCATATGTGCTTATTCGCTGTCAGCTGTGAATGTACCGGAACTGATATCAAATTTTCCTTTTACACGTTCGCCGGTATAGTTGACGGTAAATGGAATCTGATAGCCGGATGTATCGCCGCCGTAGGAGGTCGGCACAACGTAGCAGTCCTGCTGATATGCTTCATACTTGCCTGCTGTGGCTTCTGTCCAGAGATGAACTTCAACTGCTTTTGTCTTGAGGTTATCGTCTTTGAGACGTCCATCTACGATCTTCTGCAACGCTGTGAACAGGTCTGATGTGGTATCTGCATAGAACGGATCAGCGTCAGAAGAAACTTCATAGCCATTGTGTTTAAATGTGGATTCTCCGAGAATGTTTTTAGAGGTTTCGGTATCTGGATTGAGTTCTACATTGTACTCTTCCAGATCTTTTCCAAGGCGTTCATATTTCGGTGTCGGTCCTCCGCAGAGGGAACCTGCGTCGATATAATGAGCCATATATTTACGGTCAATTTTGCCTGTAATTGCCATAGAAATGTCCTTTCTGCCTATAACTTTTAAAAGGCTGTGTAGGTTAGCGACTATCTCTAATTGATAGCCGGTTGTTACTTGTTATATTACTTCATAAGTATTTTCATAGCGTACCGATAATGGCAATAGCCAATCCTGTACGCCGCTCTCCTGTGGCTCTAAACCATAGGAGTTGTCACGTGTGATACGTTTTATCGCTCGTCCCTGTGAAAGCTCAGGAAACGCATTTAAACGCGTCTCAGAGCCATTTATGACAACTGGTTCCCGGCATATCCATTTTCCGAGGTTGTCAAGGAACTTCTGAACAGATAGCTTCTGTCGTTCCTTGTCGGACGCTGTTCGGTATACCACATAAAAGGGGTACTGACATACCTGATGCATTGTTCCACAGACATCTTCTTTTTCTGAATAGACCAGCGCCCCGTTGTCTGCTGAGAACGCAATCCCTGATTCTTTGCCAAGTTCCTCAAATTTGATTGTTTCATTTTCGTACAGTCCCGGATACTGGTTCAGAAGTGCTTTCATGGCATCTGTCAGAATCTCGTATCCAGTTGCGTCTTTACCGATAGGTTTATCCGCCATGTCTGCCACCTCCTGCCTGTGTTTTTACCTTGCGAAGCCATGTACTGCCGTATTGTCGTTTAGCGGCATCGAACCACTTTGCCTGTGCCCGTGGGTGTGCCTTTTTGGTGTATTCAAGATTTTCTTTTGCGACTGTCTGACCAGAAAACTGACTAACGAGAACTTTCTTTGCTCCACGTCTTGCGTAGGGACTTCCAGTTGCTTCGTCAACCATTCCTTTTCCCTCATATAGAAAACGCCCATAAGGAGCCGCCGCCGCACACACAAGTCCAGTTCCTTGCAAGGATGTACTTTCGATTCTTGTCCGGTTGATGAAATTTCCGGTAATCATCGGCATAAACGGTACCATACTGTCCATAACCATTCCATCAAGGAGATACTGGGCTTCTTGATACTGCCTGGAGAACCTGTCCATATTCAGCTTGATTTTCATATCTCCATCAACTACGGAGAATCCTTTAAAATGATGAATTTTACTCATATTACTTACCCAGAATCTCAAAGTGTGGAATCAGTGTATATGGACCACCAACACTGGTAATCTTGAACACATTATCCTCGTTCTCATTCATGTACTGGTAGAATCCATTCCGATAATCACTGTCAATTACCGTTCCACCAGTCCACTCGCCCTCCCAGAAAAACGATTCGTCCGAGAATGTAATAGTATCTTCCAGAGCGTTGTTAATCTGCTGTTTCCACTCTTTAGGCGGCACCCATGGAAGAATCTTGCCGTCTTTATCAGCAATGGTTATATCGCCGTTCTGGACGGTATATCGAACGTGTAACTGCGCGTTGTCAGTTGCGTCTGGTCCGTACTTCTTTAGGATTGCTCCCTTGTCCGTAATGAGGTCAACGCCGGATAAAACATGAGGATACCAGTACGCATCTCCTGTCGTGGCTGATTCGTAATAATCAAAAATCGTCACAGTTTTTTCGTACATGATACCCTCCTATCCTTCACATATTGCTTTTGAAAATCTATCAGAGAATGGTTTTATTCGGACAATATTGCCTTTGCACTCTTCCGGCACTTTCCCGTAAAAGATAATGCTTTCTGGGTGCAATCGTTCAATCATGGCATTGTAACCAGAAAGAAATAGTTCTTTCTTTTTCTTTCCATTCATGCAACCAACAGAAGATACCGCAACTGTTCCACTCTCTGGCTCTCCATCAAAGCACCAATCGTAAGAATCCGGTGTACTCCATGAGATCGTTGGAATCACATGACAACCATATTCTTGCAGATATGCACCTATCCAGTGTTTACGGTAATGGTTGTATATCTGGATGGCTTTAGGGAAATCGGTGTAGGTACTGAAATCCGGTGTCAAAATGTACCGGAATTTGTTCAACTTATCCGCATATCTGTCTGGATTTCTCCATAGTGCATCGAATTGGTAATCATCTAAAAAGAAATGAACAGCTTTCTCTTCTGGATTACTGCATTTACCTCTGGCATAATTAAAACCGACAAATTCGCAGTTGCTCTCGAATAGTTCTGGTTCTATCTGCGGTATACCGTATTCGCCGACACCAGGGAAGATGCGGCGGTTCAGATTTTCGTAAGCTATGCTTGTCTCTTTTTTTGCCATAGGCTATTTTCTTCGACGTCTGCGGCGGTTTACGCGGTTGACTTTTGCATCTGCTCTCGAACCACTGGACAGCGTCCTGTTCGATGCTGTTTCTCTGTCTAAGAATGTATTTGTCGCCTTACGATCAGCCTTATACGCTTTTTGATCTTTTCTCATCTCAGACGCGGAGATATTTTTCACAGTAGCGCCGTTGGATGCTGCTCTTTTTTTGAATTCACTCGCAGACATATTCAGCGGAGTAGGCTGTGGCGCACCACCTATTCCAATCTGATAGTAGTGCCGCCCGTTCTTGTTTGAGAAATAATACCTCGTTGTTTCGCCATTTCTGATTACATCAAGTCCGCTGGTTCCGCTGGAACTTAGTCCACTACTTCCACCACGTCCACCCATAAGATCACTCTTTCTGCACTGTCTGCTTAATAACCTGATTCACACCAGTAGCCGACAATCCGTTAAACATACCGACTGCAACCGCCGTGATGTAGTCCGATGCCGGGAAATCCGGGATAATTCCCATCCCGACAGCTCCGAGAATCCCACCAATAACCGCCATGATTACCGGAATCCATTCATCAGAGATTCTTTTTGATGCTTTACAGCCCATTCCTACCACATAGCATATTGCTACGATAGAAACGCATGAGCCTAATGTTGAAATATCCATATAATCACACTCCTGCATACAATACTGGTATTCCATCATCCGTCCTTACTCCCATCAGAAGCGGTAAAGCTGTCTTTAAGAGTAAGTCGTTCGTTTTCTGTACATCTCCGGCGGCGGCATACACTGCACTCCACTCCTTTGCACTCGCCCCAATCTGCTGAGGTGTTGCATAAGAGATGGATTCACTGCCAGATGATACAGAGATTACAACGCCTGTCGTGCTACCACCGGACCCGATTACGGTTGATGTACCGCTCACAGCGGCATTAGTAGCATTCTTTTCAGCAAGCTCAATCTGATACATTAATTCAGCCAGTGAGCAGACCACCTTTTTGATACGCTTCTGTGAGCGTTCATTTTCCGGCAGTCCGTCCACTAGTCTGTTAAATGTTATCATGTCTATAAAATCACTAGCTCTTTCTGCCAGTCGTGGAAAGTCGGTTTCTGGCACGACTGAACCGAAAAATGAAGTTGTGTAAAATTCATAATCTGTATAAGCCATGCCAGTCACCTCCTACGCTTATGATTTCGCTTCTACAGTCGCATGCCCAGCACTCAGTGCTTTATAGGTACTGTCGCATTCAACCACTGTGATAACCTGTCCTGTTGCTGCTGTAATGTCGGATTCGCCATCCCATGCGCTCCAGTTTTTCACATTCTGTCCGTAGTCTACGGTAGTCTCAGAAGATGCAACTTTGTACTTGTACACATTTCCTGCGCTTGCTTTTGGCGGAGTAATGGTCACTTTAGTGTCTCCGCTTTTACTTCCTGCTGCAGAGTTTACAGTCAGAGTTCCGAGTGTCTGAGTTGCGTTGATGGTTCCAACAGCTATAGCGTCAATATACTCCGCAAAGAGGGTAAGTCCCATGATTGCAAATGCTTCGGATACTGCTGTGTGGTAGTTGCCCTGTGTGTGGAATCCGATCAGATTTGTCTCGCCGGATACGGTGTATACAAGACCTGCTCTTGCGAAATCGGACTCGTTCGGGTCAACATAGTAAAGTACGATGTTCTCAACAGGGGTTGCAATAACCTGTCCTCTTGGAATCTCGCTGTCGGACAGTAAGAAGATGGTATTGAAGCCCATGAAATCTTTCATGTACTGGAAGCCGAACTGGTTCTGAATAGTGATCTCAGCTGCGCCGATATACTCATACACATCCAGGATGTTCACAAATCCAACAACGCCAGTCACGTTCCTGTGCATCTGCTTGAATTTGTTTTCAACACGGCCTTTAGCCATTGCCAGAGCCATCTGGAAAGTAGTTTCTGTGAATGTGAGGGTACCTGTTTTTAGATAATCATAAAATCTTTCAGTAACATTGGTCTGAAGCTGGAAAAGGAATTCATCATCGGTCATCTGAACAGCGTTCTCATAACCGTGATCCTTGATTGCTTCGATAGATACAGCCTTTGCGTACTTCTCAATGCTCATTTCTGCATAAGGCTTTTCTTTTACAGTGAATTTGCTGTAAGGGATTTCTTCGCCCTCTTTAACATTTCCATCCTGCAATGTGCCTTCTGCGTATTTTGATTTAAGAACTGCTCCGGGTGTCTTTTTGATTGGACGCATGATACCAAGAATCTCGCGCAAGTGTTCCCAGTTTCTTTCAAATCTGGTGACGAAGTCAATCTCACGTGCTGTGACCTGGATATCATTTGTCATAATAAGATTAGCTTTTGCTGCCATATAAAAAATCCTTTCTACCCATAATTATTAAGGAGTATTGGGTTAGCGGCTATACTCTGGTGTATAGTCGGTGAAAAAAATCACTGGAATAGCTGGATATTCTGGGCAATTGCAGCCTGTCTCTCGGACGGGTCTTTGATCGCTTCGATATCTTTCTTCGTCATGCTTCCCGGTGTCTGCTGCTGTCCAACATGAGTGGTAAATCTCGCCTGATTCTGCTGAGCCTGTTGCTGAGATTCATCCACAAAAGCAGACGCGTCAGACTGCTTCATCTGTTCGATTAAGTCGTTCAGTCCAAGGATTTTGCCGTCTTTTAGTTTCAATCCTGCTTCCTTGATGTCTGCCATAACAGACTTCTTAGCCGCTTCACTGGAAAACTTAACATTGTCGAGTGCCGCTTTGAGTGCGTCTGAGAAATCACGGTCATAGATTTTCGCGTTGAATTCTTTCTCTGCATCTGCCGCTTTCTGTTTCCAAGTCTCTAACTCACTTTTAATATTTGCCGGGTCGATACCGTCAAAACCTTTTAAGGTTTCTTCTGCTGTCTCAGCACGTTCTTTCCAGTTATCTCGTTCTCCCTCGACTTTCGACAGGGTTTTCGCTACTTCTTTAGCATTCTTATAATGCTCAGAGAGTGCCTTTTTCACATCTGCCTGTTTATCCTCCGGGATCTCGATTCCAAATGATTTTAATGTGTCAATAAGTTTCTGCATACATATCCTCCTGGTCGTGTTTATTGACCTGCCGCCGCAGGTATGGATTAAGCCAGTTAGACCACTGGCAAGGTAATCGAAAAGGGTGGACTCGAACCACCGACGTCAAGGACTATGCGTCCTCCGCTCTTCCACCTGAGCTACATTTCGTCAACCCGGATTCCCGGGTTAGCAAGGTGTTTAACGTGTCATGCCTGCCACGAGTTGTTCCGGGCGCCTGTCCGCCAATTTACCTTTTACAAGGAGGTGCGTACTGTCTATGCGAGCGAGCAAGTCATATAGACAGTAATGGCACGTGTCGGAAATTGCATCCGCTTTTCAACCTCATGCATCTTATGTGACAATCCGGCCACTGCATTTTCTATTAAGGACACGCACCCGAGAAAGGAGGAATCAATGAAAAATGTCTATGTCAAGTGGCGGAAACCACTTACGAATCTTCCTCATAAATACATTGTACCACAAACCTTTCCAAAAGTTGTGGTACATGTTTTAGCCAATTAGAGCATATCCCGGAGTTTTTCCACGTATCTCTTGACAAGATCACGTTCTTCCCGGCACTCTGCGTCCTTGGACATGTCGCTCATTTCTGTTGTGAGTTCGTCCAGGTGTTCTTCCAGAGCAGCAAGCATCTTTCTTTTGCAGTCCTCAGATTTGCCGGAACGATAGCTCTGTTTCTGTGTCATATAGTCGTCATAAGCATCTCGTCCGTCAGAACGGCTGTAATGCCCTCTGACATAATGCTCACCACGTCTGGCATAAGAACTACCCCTGTCGTAATCCGGCATCATCCTGCCGTCATTTGCACTGTATCTCCCCATGCTGTCACGCTTTCTTCCGCGTTCGCTGTAATCGTCATTATAGCCGCCACGCATCTCATCAAGGATAGTGTTATAGTACTCCACTTTTTTGTCCCAGTACTGTGTATTCTTGATATCTTTGTACATGTCAATCAGCTTATACGTCATATCCAGATTTCCAGTGGTCAGTCCACTGTCAGCGATTTTGGACAGTTCATCTTCGATTCTTGCGCATAAGTCTTTAATATCTCTCATAATCACACCTCCTACGCTTCTCTGGTCACGACAATGTTTGCGTTCGCAACAGAAATTGCCTGATCGCTTGTGTTCTCTACTGCGATGTTAACGCAGCATCCACGAGGTACATCAATATAGATGCCAGAGGACACATTGTTGTACTGATCCACTGCTGCCGGCGTGGAGATCATCTGAGAAGAAAGAACCGGCTCACCAGAAATTGCAATAGCCAGAGAGATAGCCTCGACAGTACCGCCTGTTGGAATTGCGATATTGCCAGAAAAATCCACGAAGAATCTCGCTTTACACTGATTAGTCAATCCTCTCAGAGTGATGATTCCACTTCCCTCTCTGTGCTGAATGCAGTTAGAACCCTTAACTGCTGTATTTGAAAATACTACGTTTCCATTAGCTGCTACAGTCTGAGCAGCTACACTTGTAAATTCTGCCATAATTTTTACCCCTTTCATATCACAAAAGGACAGGTCTCAGCCTGCCCCTCTGTGTAATACGGCATAAGCCGACATCCGAAATCAATCGAAAGATACTCTCGATATTAAGTTATTAGCAATTGCATCCAGTGTTACATCCGCATCCGTAATATGTGTTCGGATTAGGGACCTGATATGCCGGGATCGGCGCTGGATTGATTGCATTAATGAGCTGCTGCGTCTGAGAAGCCATTGCAGTTGTGAGCAGTGCGCTCTGGCGATCCTGAGAAGCGGCACGTCTGAGATCATTGTTCTCGGCCTGCAGGTTAGAAATCTTTTCATTGCAGAGATAGTCAAGAATCGCTCTTGTCCCTGCGTTCTGGCTGTCGATAATGTCTCTTGTGTTGCTGTTCATCGTGTTCTGCAATGCGCAGGTGTTCTGCGCCATATTGTAGTTTACGCCCTGGATAGCTTCCCGAGTCTCACAGCAACAGTTTGCAAGCTGTGCCTGTAAAGCATTGGTGTTCTGCATATTGGCTACAGTATCAGCATTGATTGCCTGCTGGATTCCAAAGCCAGTCTGCATGATGTTTGTGTTGATTCCGTTAAAACCGGTAAGCATACCGTTGTTCACTGCATAGAATCCATCACAGAGTCCATTGTTGATCCCGTCAAGTTTGCTAATTACTGCGGAGTTATCAAATCCTCTCTGAATGTCTGCCTGAGTAGCTGCTGTGGCCGCATATCCACCGCCATTGCCATTGTTGCCCCAACCATTGTTTCCCCATCCGAAGAAAGCAAAAATGAATAAAACAATAATCCACCAGCTGCCATCTCCACCAAACATGCCGTCATTATTTCTACCGTTTCCAGTAGCAGCGGCAATATCTGCTAAGCTATAATTTCCATCCATAATATAATCTCCTTTTTGTGTATTTACATCAATCTGGCCAGATTGTAATGTACTATTTCATATTCTTCAGCAGGTTTTGAAACTGTCCTGCCATCTGCTGAACTTGGTTAAGTTGCTGTTGAGAAATCTTCCCAGACTGTAACATCTTCTGGACTTCTTCCTTCGGGTTTCCCTTAAAATTCTGCTTAAACTGCATAAACTGCTGTATCATCTGCATTGGTCCGTTTCCCTGCGGTATTCCACCACCAAGCACGTTAAATAATGGATTACTCATCTGCGTTTCCTCCCTTGGCTGCTGATTCCTGCGCGGTATTAGCTCTAACAGGTTCAGAAAAAGAATTTAATCGGTTTGCTATAGCGTCGCATTTAGCTTTTAAATCGTCATATTCCTGTCTGGTGACATATTTGTCCATGTTCTGAGCAGGCTGTTTAGGCGGCATCTGAGCGCCTACCTCGCGATATTCAAATGTTCGTAATGGCTGTGGCATACCGGAAACGTCTGTTGATTTTATATAAAACTTTTCTGACTCTGAATCCATCAGTAAAACACTTGTTCCGGGCGCTACCAGATAGGATTTTGCGCCGACTTCGCCAGATACCCACAGGATACCATTGTTATTCTGCTGTGGTTGCTGTACTGGTTGAGCCGGCATCTGGACAGGCTGTTGCTGGAACTGATTCATTTGTCCCGGAACACCAAAACTGTATTGATAAGGATTGTTGTATAATGCCATTTTACGCACCACCTTTCTGATTATATTTTTACATAGATGTATCAATCTAAAAAGTTCAAGAAAGTGTCAAAAAAGTATTGACTTATCACCCAATGAGTGATATTATAATATCAGAAAGAGGAAAGATATAAAATTAAGGAGGAACAAAAATATGTATAAGGATTATCGTTATATTAACGCCGGACAGAATGAGATTTACAGATATGGCCATAAGGCTGTAGAAAAAGTTCAAGCTTGTCTAACGCCTAACGACCAGGGATGGTTGAATATTCCTGTTGATGGTGGCAAATATTGGACTATTGGAACCAGTGAAGGGAAATATGGAGAATTTGCCAAAGTAAAAGATACGATTTTTTCCGTAAACAGTGCGGGCTACATGTACGCAAAAGTGGACAGCCCAAAAGGTGAAAAATTTGTGGAAGCAATCAAATTTATGATTGCTGAAATGAATCGAATAAACCAGGAAAGGTTGGACGCGTTAAAAGATGGCGAAGAGGAGGAAGAAGAAGAATGAAGTTCAAAGAAATTCGTTCATTTTCCGGATTAAGCCAACAGGCTTTTTCCGATAAATACAAAATTCCTAAAAGAACAATTGAAAACTGGGAGGGTGGTAAACGTAATCCTCCAGAGTATGTTATTAGTTTGCTTGAGAGAGTTGTAAGAGAAGATATTAAAAAAATAGAAGAATAATAAAAATAGCCCAATTTATAATATCGCAGATTACTATGTTTATCAATAAAAGTAAAGCTCCAGGATTTTTTCTTGCATGGAAATCAATTTTAAAACAGCTCAAAAAAGTATTGACTTATCACCCAATGAGTGATATTATAATATCAGAAAGAGGAACAAGAAATTATTTAGGAGGTAAGCGTTATGAAGTATAACAAATCAGAAATCATGAAGAATGCATGGAGTATCGTAAGACAGTGTAAATGCACTATTTCTGTAGCACTTAAAAGAGCATGGGAAAAAGCCAAAGAAGATCTCAAGCTTGCAAAACTTGGCAAATATTTCAACGCTTGCCTTGACGGATGCGAAGTTCTTTTTAATCTTGGTGACGGAGTTGTTTCTGGAAATACTTTTTATTGCAGAAAAACTTTAAAAGAATTTGGGCTTAAATGGAATCCAGACGAAAAATACTGGTATGGAAGTCCTGAGAAAGTTGAAGATATCGTGAGATATCGCATTTTATAAAAAGGAGGAAAATATCATGAGAATTAATGGAATCGGAATTATCAATAAGAAAGAGGCAATGTCTATTTTAACAAAAGAAGGACGGGAATCCGTTAACGCTGGAGAAATCAGTATGGAAGAACTTGGAGCGATGTACAAGCTCGAACAAGTCAAGAAGGCTTGCAGTATCGGTAGATGTTCTGATACATTCCGAGCAAACTACAGCCGTATTCCGGACAGCTTAAAAGAAAAGCTTATGCCGCAGGAACTGGCGGAGCTTACAGTGGCGTTTTACAAATGTTACGGGGACGGGAAAAATGCGAAAGAATAAAGAGCCGAAAACCAGCTCTTTACACTTAAAATTATTGTTTCAACCCTCGGCGACCGGAATTGTTGGTCACTCCACTTACAGAACATCCTCTGCAAGCGACAACGATATTATACCATAATGATGAAAAAATTAATAGTCTTATTGCAAAAAAGCCCTTGGATAATCTCCGGGGCTTTTATCGTATCAGCATACTTTGATTATTTTATTATTCACCCGGCGGCTTAATCGTTTCGCCGTGGACATGCTCACATTCATCTGTTCAGCGCAATATTCAAGAGTATGTTCCTGGCATCTCAGCCGGAACAGTCTTTCTTTGTCCGGCGTGAAATTACACTCTGCTAAGAACCTGTCTATATCTTTCTTCGTGAACACATATAACTTCATAAGTATACCCCTTACTAATGCTAACGCTGATTCTGTGCAAGATACTCCGTGAGCTTCTGTTTTGTTTTTTTTAACTCCTCAACATTATTCCCACTAATCTGACTGTCCAGCATGGTTGACAACACTTCCAGAATCAATGAATCACGTTCTGCAATCCTTTGAAGACTCTCGTAATCTCGTTTGTCATGTTCTTCCAGTGTCTCTACTCGCTTATTAAGTCGAAATGCCGGTGTAATCCATTTAAAGATTACAGCTGTTGCTCCTCCGACAATGGATACCCCTCCGCAGATTGAAAGGAATATTTGTACAAATTCTGATATGCTCATTCAGCTACTCCTTTTCCCAGTAATATACCGGGATCTCATTACCACTATCCCATGTATCATAATATTTTCCGTTCTGTACTGCTACCACATGTCCATCTATGCAGAGGATATACGTACCTGTCGGATGGTCTGTGCAGAAATCATTGACTGTATAGATATATCGTTCTGATTGTTCAATCAGTTTGCGTCTGTATCCATGCTTATACAGATATGCACCCCAGACATAATTTGCACTTGGCATATCTGATAGAGAACACGCTTGCACCATTAATCCGGCGAATACCGTTTCCCAGTCAAAACCGGTTGCCTTGCATATTGCCCGGACAACGCAATCTCCGGTTCTCTTACCCTTAACAGGATTAGGATTAAAATACTCCCATTTATCCATCAGTCAATCCCCTTTGCTGTTTTATATCTCTTCGCCGCTCCTCTGGCTTTCGCGGCGTTCTGGCGGTTCCACTTCGCAATCATAAGTCGGTCTTGTAATTCCCTCAGGTCATTCTGCTTGCAGTAATCTTTGTATGCAGCATTTTGTTTCTGTAAGAGATAAGACTTCCGGTCAAGGTCTTGTTGGAGTGCAAATCTTGCCTGTTCGTCCTTACAGTTATTAACCGCCGCTTGCATTCCGAGAACTTCTCTCTTCGTTTTGCGGATTCTCCGTTCATAAGTACGCTGTCGCTGTTCCTTTTCGTACTGTTTGCCTTTGTTAGTTTTATCCTGTGCTGATAGTTCTGCGTAGGGATTCGGCATTCCTTCCACCCAAACCGAAAAATGATGCCTGCAATTTACTCCACATATTCCATCGGCTTCGCCATAATGACAATTTTCAATAAAATCAGGATAAGTATGTTTTTTATTCATAAATAGCCACCCCATAATTACTCAATATTTGTATATCCCCAATATTTTAATTCCATTTGTTTCCTTGCCATCACTGCTTCTTCTTTGGTTTTAAAAACTCGATCTTCTACGCGTTTTCCGCCTACAGAAATTTGACACTCCCCACAGCTAAAGCAGGGGGATTCTTGCTTCTCCCACTACTGCATTGGCAAACACCTTACGGTACTGCAATGTCTTACACAGTGTCCACAAGCTATATTTATACTGTTC